TCAGTTGCGTCTTTCTTAAGATCAGTTGGAGCTGAGATGCCATCTATTTCTGACCTTATCAAATGGGCAGAGCAAGGTCGTTTACACACTAAATATGTTAACTGTGCTTCTGATGCTGCTGCTGGATTGGATATAGCTACTATTACAGTTAGTGACACTTTAGTACCAGGGAATGGTGGAATTGCATTTAGAAAAGGTCAAACAGTTTTCTTATCAGACAACAACGAGGCTTCTAAATCTAACAAGGCTATCATCACTGATGTTGATTACACTGCTGGAACTTTTGACGTAGCTTACTACGAGGCTGGTGGTCAAACTTTTGCAACTACAGATACAGTAACTGCATTCGTTTATGGTTCAGAGTTCAGAAAAGGAACTGAAGGAATGGAAGAGTCTTTAGAGGCTGATGACTTGTTCTTAGAGAACAGCCCAATCATCATCAAAGATAAGTATGCAGTATCTGGTTCAGATATGGCACAAATCGGATGGGTTGAGGTTACTTCTGAGAACGGAGCTACTGGATTCTTATGGTACATCAAATCAGAGCACGAAACTCGTTTGAGATTTGAGGATTACTTAGAGTTGGCTATGATTGAGTCTGTACCAGCTGAAGCTAATTCAGGAGCTGCTGCTACTACAGGATATGTAGGTAACAAAGGTTCAGAAGGTTTATTCTACTCAGTTTCTCAAAGAGGAAACGTATGGGGTGGTGGTAACCCAACTACATTGTCTGACTTCGATACTATTATCCAACGTCTTGACAAGCAAGGTGCTATCCAAGAGAATGTGTTATTCGTTAACCGTCAGTTCTCTTTCGATATCGATGATATGTTAGCTTCTCAAAACTCTTATGGAGCTGGTGGTACATCTTACGGTTTATTCGATAACGATAAGGATATGGCTTTGAACTTAGGTTTTACAGGATTCAGAAGAGGTTACGACTTCTACAAGACTGACTGGAAATACTTAAACGATGCTGCTACACGTGGTGGAGTAGTTGGTGGTGCTATTAACGGAGTTTTAGTTCCAGCTGGATCTACAACTGTTTACGACCAAGTATTAGGTAAAAACGCTAAGAGACCATTCTTACACGTACGTTACAGAGCTTCTGAAACAGAAGATCGTCGTTACAAAACTTGGATTACTGGTTCTGCTGGTGGTGCTTCTAACTCTAGCTTAGATGCTATGGAGGTACACTTCTTATCAGAAAGAGCGTTATGTACTTTAGGTGCTAACAACTTCTTCTTATTCGAAGCTAATAGCTAGTATTAAATAAATACCTAACAGGGAGATGAGATACTCTCCCTGTTATTTTTTTAACAAATTAAATTATATCAAATGAACAAAGAAACTGCATTAGTAGATAGAATCTACGTATTAAAAAAAAGAAACACTCCGCTGTCATATATGTTGACATCGAAGAACACTTCAAGGAGTCCGTTGTACCACTTCGACGAAAAACTACAGCAAAACAGACCACTTAGATATGCAAGAAACCAGAAGTCACCTTTCGAGGATGAGCAGGATGGTTCGGCTATTTTAGAGCCTATTGTATTTGTTGATGGTTCATTAAATGTATCAAAAACAAATCCAGTTTTACAAAAATTCTTAGAGTATCATCCAGGTAATGGAACAATATTTGAGGAGGTAAATACAGAGAAGGATGCGTCTTCACAGTTTGAAAAGTTAACCACAGAGTTGGATGCACAGTTAGCAGCAAGAGACCTTTCGGTTGATATGCTTGAGGCTGTTGCTAGAGTTGTATTAGGAGGTAAGATTGACAAGATGTCAACCGCTGAGCTTAAGAGAGATGTACTTGTTTATGCAAGAACATATCCTTATAAGTTTATGGAGTTACTAAATGATCCAATGCTACAACTTCAGAACACCTGCGCTAAGTTATTTGATCAGGACGTGTTGAGGCTTAAAAATAAAGGTAGAGATGTATACTTTAACCTTGAGACAAACAAGAAGAAGCTGTTGACAGTTCCTTACGGTGAGAATCACTTATTCATCTTGGCATCACACCTGAAGTCAGATGATGGAATTGAGACACTTAGACTGCTTGAGAGTCATTTAGATTAATATTTTTTTAGTATCTTTGCAAGGATTATTAATCATAAACAAAAGATAAAAATGGAAAAATTTTTAAGTATCCCTGTAACTAACGAGCAATTTCAAATTGTATCTGCTACAGACATTAAACTTATTGAACAAGCATCAACTACTACTGTTACTATTGCTTACGGTGCAGGTAGAACTGCTACTATCCTTCACGCATCAGCTGGAGCTGGTGTTGAAACACAGAGAGACGCTATTGAAGCGGCTGTTGTTGCAGCATTAGGCGAGGGATGGACAAAAGTAACTTATGATGTTACATCATTACCGTTCGCTGTTTCAGGAATAACTATTTCTGCGTAATTGTTTTTGTTCTTAAGGAAAACTAAAAGCACTCTAATCAGAGTGCTTTTTTTTATTATCTTTGTAAAAAGTTTTTAATATGATAAACTCAGTTAGAAATACAGTTCTATCTGTTATAAATAAGAATAACTACGGCTATATCACACCTGCTGATTTCAACTTATTTGCCAAGCAGGCACAGATGGAAATATATGAGGAGTACTACTCTTCATACAACAAGACCATTAATATGGAGAATGCTCGTATGTCAGGTACTGACTACGCTGATTTTATGCAGTCAATATCTGTAACTCTTGAATCTTTCGTTGTTACAGATTTTTTATCTAATATTGGAGGAAACATATTTTCAGCTCCAACTATTAATACTGTTGGAAATAGTTACTACTATATTTTAAAAGTTTTATGTTATTTAAAGCTTATAACATCAGGAAGTAATACGTCTGTGGTAGTAAATGAACTTAATGATTCTAGTGCTACCTTTATTGCAGATGGTATAGGAACAGATTATATTGTTTCAAATTTAGATACAGGGGAAGTAGCTACGGTAGTAAGCGTTACCTCTGCAACATCAATGACACTAAGCAAAGATATATTTCTTTCATCAGGAGATGATTATAAGATATTCTCTCCTGCAGTTAAGGAAGCAGATAAGGTAAGTGTTGGTAAGATAACAATGCTAAACGCTTCAAATTTAACTCAGCCTTCTGAAATGTATCTATCATATACACTAGAAGGTGAAAATATTAAAATATATCCTAAAATAGTAGATACATCAGGCCAGGTTCAGGCAATTTATTTTAGATTTCCAAAGGATCCTAAGTGGACATACCTAACCCTTGGAAATGGTGAGCCGATGTTTGATCAGTCTCAACCAGATTACCAAGATTTTGAGTTGCCGTTAGAGGATGAGTATAAATTAGTTATGAAGATACTACAGTACTCTGGAATATCGATAAGAGAGCAAGAGGTTGCTGCTTACGCATTAGGTCAAGAACAACACGAACAACCAACATTTAGTCAACAACAATAATTATGGCATACTTAACTGGCTATCAATACTATGAGAACGCTGGAAACTCTCCAGAGAATGAAAACTGGGGTACATACCAGTACGTATCACTAAAGGATATAGTTAACAACTTTATGTTGATGTATGTTGGAAACCACAAGCTTATTAATAATGTTGATAAGTACGAGGTTCTGTTTCATGCAAAGAGAGGTATTCAGGAATTAAACTACGATGCCTTAAAGGAGATTAAGATTGTGGAGCTTAGTATATGTGATGACCTTAAGTTGGTCCTTCCACCAGACTACGTTAACTATGTTAGAATATCTTTGTACAAGGATGGTGTATTAAGACCACTTACTGAGAATATTCAGACTAATTATAGCAACTCATATCTACAGGATAACAGCTGTAGAGTATTGTTTGATCAGGACGGAAACGTGTTAGAGGGAACGTCTATATTAGACTACGACAGGATACACAAATTAAATAAGAGCATATACCTAGGTGACGGTAAGTTTAACGGACTAGAAGGTTACAATCTTGACGGTAAGTGGTACTTTAACCACACTATTGGTGCAAGATTTGGCTTGAACACAGAGACTGCAAACGTAAACCCTACGTACAGAATAGACAAGAAGTCAGGAGTTATAAACTTTGGATCAGGGATGGCTGGTCAGCTTTGTATACTTGAGTATGTTACTGACGGTATGGAGGGAGGAGACGACTCTGAGGTTACTATAAATAAGATGGCTGAGGAGTTCTTGTACGCATACATTAAGTATGTTATTCTTACAAACAAGTACGGAGTTCAGCAGTATGTAATTGAAAGAGCTAAGAAAGAGAAGACAGCCCTTTTAAGAAACGCAAAGATAAGATTGAGTAACATACACCCTGGAAGATTATTGATGAATATGAGGGGCAAAGATAAGTGGATTAAATAGGTATGGATTTAAATACTACGTTCCTTAAAGGGAGAATGAATAAGTCGCTTGACGAGAGAGTTCTTCCAGATGGAGAATATATTGACGCGTTAAATATAAGGATAGGATCTACTGAAAACAATAGCGTTGGTGCTATTGAGAACTCATTAGGTAACACTAAGATCACGTCTATTCTTTACGAAGGTAGTCCTTTGTCTACTGATGCAAAATGTATTGGTGTGTATGAGGATAGCCAGCACGAGACAATATACTGGTTTGTAACAGATCCAGGGAATGTAGATATGGTCCTATCTTACAACGATAGAACAAGTACACTTTTATACCATGTTATATCAACTACCGTACTTAATTTTGATACTCAGTACTTAGTAAACGGAATTGATTTAATTGATGGTCTATTATTCTGGACTGATAACTATAATCCTCCAAGGCGAATAAATGTAAATAGTTCTTACGCATACCCGACTATGGGGGTTGACAATATTACAGATGACGATATTTCTGTAATTGTTGCTCCACCATTAGAATCTCCTACTGTAACTCCTTTAATAACATCAACGGATAAGAACTATATGACTGATAAGTTTATATCGTTTTCTTATAGATATAAGTACAAGGATGGAGAATATAGTGCGTTGTCTCAGTTCAGTGAGATAGCGTTTGAGCCTCAAGATTTTTTTATTGACTATACATTTTATGGTAATGGAGCAATGCAGAATTTATATAATTCTGTAAGTGTTTCGTTTAATACTGGGAATGAAAATATTGTAGGTGTTGATCTATGTTTTAAGTTGTCAGATTCAAGTATTGTAAATATTATTGAAAGATATAACAAGTATGAACAGGGATGGGGTAATAACGAAATTAAGTCTATTAATTTTAATAATAAGAAGATATATACTTCACTTCCAAGTTCAGAACTAACAAGACTATTTGATAATGTACCTCGTATAGCCAAGTCTCAGACCACTATGGGCAACAGACTTATGTACGGTAACTATGTTGACGGTTATGATATCGATACAAATATTAATTATAGTGTTGTTGGAAATAGCGATCCTGTATCAAAAACTCAAGTTCTGGTTACAAATGAAAATGGAGTAGTTTATAATATAAATCCTTCTGATCCAAGAATAATCCCTGGAAGTAAAATGAAGTTAGACTTCACAGGAATTAATATAGAAAAAAATTCAATACTTAATATTGATTTCTCAATTATTCATAATTCATTTGGAGGGAGTGCTTTATATAACGGTGCTTCCCCGTGTTCGGCTCCACAGAATGATTATAAATATAGTTATTTATTTAATATACAGAATAATTTTACTAGCGCTTATCAACTATCCATAGATCCTGGATTTATTTCAAGTATGTTTTCAGGCACTCCTATAGAGGATTGTGGATTAGGTTTTTCTGTTACCGATGACTTTAACTGTAAAATAACAGCTAAGGATTTTATATGTGCTCCTGTTAATGATGGATGGGATAAAGATGGTAGTGGTATTAGTTCAACTGGGCAGGGATTTACTATTACTTCCTCTCCTTTAGAGCCTAATATAATATATATACAAATTCCTGCAATGAAATACGTAGGGGTTAATGATTTCACGGGTTTAGATGTATATGCCTATGAGTACTTTTCAGATTCAAATACTAGGGCGTATATTGCAACAAGAGACTCAAGAAAAAGTCTGCACAGTAATAGAGATTTTGAGGTAGGTATTGTTTATCAGGATGAGTATCTTAGGAGTTCTACAGCTTTAGTTTGTGATAGCAACACCGTATTTTTTCCAGCCTCTACGTCTGATCTTAAGAACTATATAGTTGCTACAATACAAAACTTAGCTCCTTCGTGGGCTAAGAGATACAAGTTTGTTGTTAAGCCTTCTAGGTCTAAGTATGAGACAATTTACACCAGCTTATTTTTTCCAGACACCACTGGATTTACTTGGTTTAAATTAGAGGGAGAGAATATAAGTAAGGCTAGAGAAGGAGAGACCTTGATAGTTAAGGTAGACACAGACGGATGTGTTAATTCTTTAGTTACAACAGAGGTACTAGAGGTTAAGGCTCAGTCTACTAATTTTATAAGTTCAGCACCTGCTGGAACTTATATGAGGTTAAAGGCTTCTAACTTTCAAGCAGAGTATAGAGAGAACTCGTTTATAACAGCACCTTCAATTAGAGATGATAAAAGAGATCCTTTGGGAAGGAGAGTAGGATATAGACAGGACGCAACTTTATTATTTTACCCAAATCCTGACTTTGATCCAATAGCTGGAAATTCATTGTCAAATCCTAGATATAAACCTTATGATATACCTGCTGGAAGTATTATAGGTATAACGTGGAAAATAGATAGAAATTCATCTGGAATTGGAGGATGTGGATCATATGTTTATTTCTATGAAAAAGTAATTGTAGCAAATTCAGACTACGATAACTTTTATGATTTTTGTATGGAGCAAAATATAGATCTTACTCCTGCTGGTGGTGGTGTTCAAGGTGGAGGAGATAGTCTTGCTTTTTCAGCCGTTACAATACAATACAACACATTTAACGCGCCAAACGTGTTACCAGTCGTAATTGGAGGTTTCCCTAGGTATCCTTTTATTGTTCCTTCTGACGCAACTGGATTTAACCAAATTGGATTTGGAGGAACGCAAGAGGGCGGATTTCCTGATGGAAGTATATACTTTATTACAGCGTCTGGTATTCCAAATTGTGATGGAAAGTCGGCAAGAATGGATACTATAGTAACTATACAGCAGAGTAATGGAACATTAGTATTTGAGACAGAGGCTCTTGATGCTGACGGAGAGATCTATTACGAGGGTAGTGACAGCTTCCCTATCGTAGATAGATTTCACATGAGTGGGGATGCAGAAGACGATCAAGACCAGACATCTTCTACAGATCCTGACGGATACGGAGTTGTGACACTTAACTTCTTCGATTGCTTTTCGTTTGGTAATGGTGTTGAGTCTTATAAAATAAATGACTCATTAACTGGTGATTTTTTTTACTTAGGTTCTCGCGTTACCGCTGTAGCTCAGGAGCAATATAAGGAAGCTCATAGGTATGCCTCTATGACCTATAGTGGAATATATAATGCTGAGACAAATATTAATAAGTTAAACGAGTTCAACCTATCACTGGCAAACTTTAAGGACTTAGAGAAATCTTTTGGACCAATAAATAAGTTGTACGCAAGACGTACAGATGTTCTAGTTCTACAAGAAGACAAGGTGTCGTATATTTTAGCTGGAAAGAACCTGCTGTCTGACTCCGCTGGAGGTGGACAGATTGCGTCTATACCAGAGGTTTTAGGTACTCAGATCGCAAGGATTGAGGACTACGGAATTAGTAACAACCCTGAGAGCTTTGCAGTCTTTGGTGGTGAGATTTACTTTACAGATATTAAGCGTAATTCAGTATTAAACTTAAGAGGCGGATCAGCTCAGAGTGATTCGCTTAGTATTGTCTCTGATATGGGTATGAAGTACTGGTTCAGAGATGAGTTTAAGAACTCACAGAACTATTTCAAGATAGGAGGATACGATCCTTATATGGACGAGTACGTGCTCCATCTTACTGAGACAGCTATGCCTACAGAGTTAGATGTTTATAGTTGTGGTGTTACTATATCTAAACAGAATGTAAACGGAGTGTATGAGTTTGATGTGGAGATTGGTGATCAGGTAGGAGATATTACTGTAGGCTTGACTTTGTTTGACGGAGAGGTTGATCTTATAGTTGAGTACGATGGTAGTATTGTATTTGATGAGAATTTAACTGAGCCTGATGTTTATGACTTTACATTTCAAAAGACAGATATTTTCCCTAACGTTCTTAGGGTTACTATAACATCTACCAATGCGTCTTACTCCACAAGCACGTCATGCGTAAATATAGTTGATTTTATAACTTTATACAGAGTTGTTTACAATAGTCCTGGTAACGAGGATCAGACAATACATAATAGTTATAGATGGAGTTTAGGAACTTATAATAGTCCGTTAAGTAATGACTTTATAATTATGGAGGCTGATGGTGTTTCGTTATACGAAAGTCAGTTCGGAGGATTATCTGATGGTATGATACCAGC